GACCATGCAAATTCTAGTGGTTCCTCGCAGCAATCACAGTACTCATGAAAAGGTACTAATTGCTCGTCTTCCTCAATCTCAGGACTTTCACTAAAGTCTCGGATCGGAAGATCGCTGGCAGAATGCATTTCAGCCCTCATTGCATCACGGTCCGATTGTGATAGACCGGATTTAACAAGAACCGCCTTCTCATCTCTCTCGCAAAAAGCATTCATTCGAGGAACAATATAGGCAATCAACTCAGCGTAGGTCATATGTTGTTTAGCCCCTCCTAACAAAGTCGGGGTGTTACACGCATTCTTTCCTGAACGTGGACACGGGTCGTAAAGAGTAAAAGTCATTCGTGAGGGATCATCCAAGTCTTTTAAAGGATCGGAAAAAGCCTCCACTAAGATGTTACGTCTTCTCCACAAAGCTTCGGAGGTTTTAACACACAAGCTCGTGGGAAACATTTGATTAGTGGTGGAAACAACGACTCGGGATGTAAAGAGTCGTCCTTTGTCACCAACGGCGGCCATAGGAGGCATAAAAGCAACTCCTGTCATCATATAAATTAAAGCCAAATACTCCGAACTGTCAGGAGTATCCTGGGCGGATTGTCCAAAATCGTCTAAAATCACGGCACCTTGACCGGCATAATTGCTCCAATATTTATCAGAAGCCGAGCGCGGATACACAGTGATTCGACCATCAACGTCTCGATCCACGGGAACAGTAAACCATTCGGGATCAGTGATGTCATATACGAGACGATGAGCTATGTCAGACTTTCCAACACCAGATGCTCCAAAAATGGAAACGTGATACGGGGTAGGTCTCTTGGGTTGAGCAGATCTTCCGCTCGAAAATTCAGAAGCCAACTTGTAAAGGTCAGATCTGAGGGTTGTTAAGCTCTGATTCATTGGTTGTGAAACCTTTAAATCTCCTGCGGCTAGAAGTTTTAAAATGCGGCCGGCCAAGGCAACATTCAAGACAAGTTTTCCACTTGTTTGTGGATCCCTCATCACTGCATCACGATTTGTTGGATTCGTGAGATACATGACTTCAAGCATGTATTCTTTGATGTTAATATCGTGCTCAGCGAACACCCTCTCAGATCCTTTAGAGATGGAAAGTTCGGGACAATAACGCATCATGCATTCCCTAGTGTAATCAACTACCCAATTCGCAAACTCAACAACGGTTTTAATACCGTTCTTGGCTTTTGACAAACCGGCTGCGTATTCAGTCCAATGTTTGAACTCTTTCATGCCTACACTAGAGGCTGCCAGGGATTTTCCAAAGACGAGAGCAGCCACAATAGCTGCCATACCGCCACCAATCGGCACTAAAGCTGCCCAGCCATCCGGTGATATTTCTGAATCGGATTGCATTTCAGCTTGAATTGCTTCAGGGTTTCGGACTCCGCAATTTCGCACTTTCGACGCGGCGTCTTTGGTTAGCACCCACGCTTTTTCGATAAACGGCCAGATATAATCTGCCATAACATCAGTGGGGCTCTTTCCTAATAGAGGGTGACACACTCGATATAAGAATTCCAAGATTGTGAACATCACTCCTTTAAGTGAAGTGTGTAGAGCAAGATGTCCTGCTGTACAAAAGACTTGGGTTCCTATTTCCTGTATATACGTTCGCGTGGACGGATCCAATTTGAACGTATGCGTTAAATCTAACTTTCGAGAGAAAAACGCACCTTGCATTTCAGGGGTTGGGTTGGGGTTTGTTTGTTTTGAATTAGACATGTTTAGTACTTCCAGGCTCCTATTTGAAACATCTCCTACTTGAGACTAATCAATAGGTTATCAGATTTTCTAGCCAAAATGCTATTACTCAACGCTAAACAGTATGAGCAACATAGGATGATGAATAGAAAGAGGGATTCGTGTTTTGCACAAAGCCAACTTTCCTGCAGCTAGTTTGCATTACCTTCTGCATTACAAAACTTTTCAAAAGAATTTATGGTATGTTTTCCAAAAACGTTGGATACAGCGGTTGTAATATGCGCCCATAAAGGGGGTTCCTACAACTTGCACGTGTGTTCTCGTACTCACGTTCGGTTCTTTCTATTATTCTGAGGTCGTTGGTAAATTAAGAGCTAGGCCTACAGGACGATCGACAGGCTCAACGGTCGGTACAATTTCTCCATCTAAGGGGGGGGAGGAAGAAGTTTTTGACGGGTAAAGATAACGGGTGGAGCAACGGGGTAAGTGAAATGAATATCATCGGCTGCACTTGCGTAAGCAAGAATAGTCATGAAATGATTTCCATCCGTGTCCACAGGTAAAGTAGAGATATCATCTGTCAGTAATTTTAAATAAAGATAGCCACATTGTCTATCATCAGTAAAATTGACTGGATCAGTGGTCTCCACCATAAGCTGGTTGTAACCAGAGAAAAACGGACACTCAACTTGCAAGGAACAAGACTGAGATAAGTTAGTAACATGTGAAGCATTATTAAAATCATAGAAAATATGGATTAAAGGACTCTCAACGAAATCTTCAGGATCCACAGTCACTGGGAGTTGTGACGTTGGATCGTAAGTACAAAAAGCCTGGATGGCGTGTGTTCGATCAGAAAAAGGTTGAAACTTATAACGAATACCACCATGCCAAAATGCATTCATACGAGAAATTCGATTCATAAAAACATATGCTTGGTCGTAATTAAAATAAGCTGCATCAAAAGAAGTTCCCAACTCAGTTGTTGCGCCATCAAGCATAGTGCCTGTGAAAGTAAAAGGTGTCACAGGAAAAGCGAATCGACTCGTATACACTTGACGCGTACCACTATTATGTAAATGCTGTATAGTGGTAAACGTTGCTCTCAAAACTGCAATGGGGGCGAACTTTCTAGCGATCTCTCTTAGATCACGAACGCCCTCATTAAATACATTCATTCGGGAAACTGTGGCTGGACCTTTATTCAAGGGTATTGAATCAGGATTAATAGTCCTAATAGGAACCATCTCCGCATCAGCTTGCATCTCAGCCTTAATTCTCTCTGCAACAGGAGCCGCAAGAGGTAATTGAAACCGATCATCTTGCAAAAGACGAGGAAATTCGAATTCCATATCAGGACCTCCAGAAATGTAGATGTTAAGATCTATTGCTGGGGCAACATTACTAGGAGCAGTAAGTTGATTCTGAACAACAACAAAGAAATAACCAAGCAAATGTTGATCGGTGAAATTGGTTATTGTTCCTTCAGGTCCAACTGGAGCCCAAGATTTTCGGGGCAAACTTGATTGATAAGGACAAGCAACTTGCAAAGATTTCTGTTCTTTAATATCGAAAACGGCATAAGCACAATTAGTAAACTGTTGTAAATTAGCGGGTTGTGTTAATCCTTGATTAGGGACAAAAACTAAAGCCAAACGGCCTGTATGAAAAAGTGAACTAACAGCATCTATTCTAAACTGAATACTGCCACGCCAAAATTGAAACATGCGGGCAATATAGGACAAATTAGTACTATAACATCGGGTAAAATCGGCAACATAACCGGCAGGGTTAGGAACATCAAAGAAAGTCAGATCTGGCATAACAGGAAGCTCCATCAACACAGTACCTTGGGGGGCACCAGTCGACCAAACCATCTGTTTTATTAGACCAGGAATCTGAACTCGGGCATTAACGTCCATAGCATTCGCAGTCATATTGGAAAAAGATTTATGTTCTAAATAAGTTCCTAGAGGAGCATTTCCTAAACGCACTGAACCATCAACACCTGTACCGTGAGATAAAGGCGCAAAAGGAGAAAGCGCATTCGAAACA